TTAATAACCATACTCCAACTGCAGAAGGCACAGATGACAAGACGGTAGATGATCCTGCTTGGCGAGAAGTTATTGGTACTAAATTTGGAGTAGATTCAGAAGGAAATCTATATGCTGCCGGCGCGCACATAGATGGAGATATTATAGCACAATCACTGACAATTGGAAGTGGTGCAAATGCCTATGATGGTATGGCAGCAATTAATATTAGTGGTTATTCTATTGAAATTGTTATAGAAAATATTGAAGAAGACAGTGATCATGTGTATTTATATCCTCATTTATATCATAATGGTATAGAAGAGCGGGTTTCAGATTATACTCGTTTTTTATGGTATGAGAATAATAATGAAATAGCTATCGTTGGAGATAGAACTAATTATGGACGTATATTAGCTAGTAGGAGTAATTCTTATAGGGTTACTTATGAATTTGATGATGGAGAGGTTGGTAGTGGCACGCCAATAGAAACTATTAAAGTAGAACCTACTGAATATATTACTAATATTGATGATATAGGTATCAAAGTACATCCTAAGCAATGGTCAACCAATTCTAATTATTTACAAATTGATGGAAATGGTGTATATATTAAAGATTCGAATGATATTTCTTTAGCAGAATTTACAGCTTCAAATGCTCAAATTGGAAAGAGTGGAACTACACGTTTCATAATTAATACCGATTCATTACAAGCTTTTAATGAGTTAGGTAATAAATATTTTGAAGTTACCGCGAATGGATTGACCTGGGGGTCTAATACTGCAGCAACAACTACACAGGTTGATAATGCAGCCTTAACAGCTTCTAATTATATTACTGATTTAACCGATGGAGGTATTCGAATACATCCTATAAATAATGAGAATAATTCTATTGTTATCAATACTAATGGAATGGAAATTTTTAAGGATGGAATAGATAACTCTCATTCTGTGGCATTTTATGGAGATACTGCCAGGATTGGGGTGCAGGATTCTTCTCACATTACTATTACAAATCAATCTTTAGGTTTATTTAAAAATTCTACCTTGCTGGCTCAATTTGGATTATCAAATGCAGGAAAAACTAGTGATAGTGTTGATTATAACCCTTATGGAACATGGACACATACATTAAATCAACAACCGGTAGCAGGTACTTCTATAGCAGTTATGGCTCAAATATCTGGAACTTCTTATTTATTTGCTTCTTTTATTGCAGGGGTTGAAAGTACAACCAATGATATTACATATGATGGCAATATAACACTTAGTCGGACAGCTGTAAGTCAACAATCTTCAGCTAAAATTAAAACTATAATATATTTTATTGAAGATCCCGGTCATTCAGGATATTTAAAAATAGGGTCAAGAAATGATCTATTTTCTTCCTATTTAGACAACACTATAACGATAGGAGAAGGACTTACTTCATCAAGAGATAACTCTTTAATATTAGGAGAGTGGAATGAACCAGGAGGTGGAGTATTAGAAATAGGAAATGGTGTTGGAGATGGTAGTGTTCCCGTATTATTTAGATATACAACTTTTAGAGCTTATGCTTCTGGAAATGTAGAAATTACTGGCACTTTAACACAGGCATCTGACAAGAAATTAAAAGAACATATTAATTATTTAGATATTGAATCTATTAATTTCATTAATCAGCTTAAACCAGCTTATTTTAAAAAAGATAATCAGTTTCACGTAGGCTTCTACGCTCAAGACGTTGAATCCATTGATCCTTGGAATTGTATGACAGGCAAAATGAATGGATATATGACCTTAGGATATACCGAACTAATTGCTCCTTTGGTTACTTATTGTCAGCACTTGGAAAAACGAATTAATGAACTAGAGAATAAAATGAAGGAGGGCAGTAATGGCGAAAAGAGTAGTTAGTCAAACTATTGATTTAAGTCAACTATCAATTGATGGTAGTTTAAAATATATAACTGCTAACAGTGAAAAAGATATTACTATTCATCCAGAAAATCAAGAAGATAACACTTATTTACAAATTAATACAAATGGAATAAGTATTAATACTATTAAAGGTGCGATAGCACAATATGGTGAGAATATTAGATTAGGAGACTTCTTAAATTATTTAGAAATTACTTCTGATGTAATGGAGTTTTTTAACAATAGAAAATCAGTAGCAAAATTTGGTTATGATGAAATATTTGAGTCTTATGGAGTACAAGGTGAAAATATGTTTATAAAAGGTGCGGGTAATGCTCTTAGATTAGATAATGCAGTAAATGGTACATATCAAGGACAGTATATTTTAGAAACTAGAGCTAATGGTCATTTATCACTTAAACCTGGTTTAAGAAGAACAGAGGAGGAATAATTTATGGCTACGGTTCCAAGTGGATATGCTTACTATGATGCGAGTGCAAGTATTAATATAGTACAAGGTAAGACTATGCCAGCGCCAGGAGTGGGAGATAGATATTATGGTTGGAACTATACTACAAATGCAACCGATAATAGTAAGCCAGATTTACAATATTATAACTCAGAAGTAGTTCTGTATTATTATAGGGCTTCCGATGAAGATCACCCAGAATGGAGAGAATATACTATACCAGCTGGATGGCGTTTTTTAAACAAAGATTATACTATGTCTTCTTTATCATTACCTCAAACTATTAATGGTGCTAATGTTGTATCAATATATATTAGTGGTAGTGGTAATAAGATTACCTCAATTAATGTTCCTAGTACTATTGTACGAGTTGAGATAGCGAATGCACCAAATGTCACAACAATTTCAGGTACTTTGGGAGCTAACTTAAAAGAATTTCAATGTATCAATGCTACAAAACTTGTTTCAGTACCTTCTTTAGCAAATGCAACTTCTATGATATATGGAGGTTATATGTTTTATCAATGCACTGCATTAAAAATAGCACCACAATTACCTCCAAATGTTACGAGTTTATATCGTGCTTTTTATCAATGCACTTCTTTAACAACTCCAGCTACTATTCCTAGTAAAGTTATAGATATGGCTTCTATGTATGAAGGATGCAGTGCTTTAACTGAAATTCCAATAAATAATAGCACTGCTGCACTTTATATGCAACGATTATTTTATGATTGTGAAAATATAACAGATGCTTCAAACTTTAATATTCCCGCTATCATGCAAAGTGGGTGGGAAATGTTTCGTAATTGTATTAAATTAGTTTCTCCACCACCTATATTACGTGGTAACAATGCTTTTGTCTATAGAATGTTTCAAAATTGTGTAAAACTCACAGCTGCACCAACTTTTGAAGGAAGTTTTTCAAGTTTAAACTCTATGTTTTATCAATGTAGCTCTTTAATTCATCCACCCGTTATTAAACATATAACAAACTGTGAAATGTCTTGGATGTTTGCAGAATGCACTTCTTTATTAGACGTTCCAGAGTTACCACGAAGTATTAAAAGTGCTTATTGTATGTTTTATAATTGTACTAGTTTAACATGGGTAAATGTAATTATTCCTAGTCAAAATAGTGCATCTATTAATTCTATATTTCAAGGATGTACCAATTTAACTGGTGTAATATGGCACGATGGAACTTATTCTAATTCTTGCGTTAAGTCATTTACAGATACAGTTAAGACAATTGTATTAGCTGGAACGAGTATAGCAACAATAGGACCACTATGGGCTTCTACAGCTAATAACAGTAATGTTTATGTTGGTTTAAATGCTGAAATTGTTGAAACTGGAGTAGCAAGGTGTAATATTTCTGGACAATTGGATGATAAAGGAGAGTATGTTAAATTGACAATAAAATTTATTTGTCCAGAGTTAGCATATTCTAAAATTTATGTACCTAAAGTATATATTAAAAATGCTCAACAACAACCAATACAAGATTGGCAATTAACATATACTTATAATGATGATACCATAGTAAAAACAATAGTTGATAGTACAGATATTACAGTCACTCGTATAGAAGCCAATGATTTGGTCACAAATGGTACCTTTGAAACTATTTTTGAGGCAGTTGATGATTCCGTATATGCTATTTATATACCTACTTCATGTAGTCAAGTTCCACAGGGATATAATGATGATGGAAGTTATATTATAGATACTTATTATTGGAATGGTACCGGTGGTCAAGCTATATTTACAGGACAAACTTATATTTTTGATGCTTTACCAGATGGTTCTTCTTTTAAAATAGGAGGACCTATTATTGAAGAAAATGGAGACACTGGATTTATCGTAGGAGATGAGATTTCATTGGTAACAGCACAGTATCCTTCAACTTTTAATGGACCGGCAACTTTTAATAGCAATATATATATAGCAATTGATGAAAATGCTTCATCAGAGTATCTTGATGGAAGAATATATGATCGTATTAATACCTTAAATTGGAATGATGTATTAGGATAAGGAGGGCACATGTATATTATAATCGAATTACAAACTACAGATGGACAAACAGCCAATATTGTTCAAACTAAAGCTACAAAAGATGAGGCTATGTCTGTTTATCATCAGATTTTAGCTGCTGCAGCTATTAGTTCTGTTGAATATCACACAGCTATTGTTGTAGATAAAGAGGGTAGATATATAGCAAGAGAATGTTATAGGCATTTAAAGACCCCGACTACGGAGAGTATAAATGGTTAATATAAATGTAAAAAAAGTTTTAGAAAAACTTTTAAGCACTAGAATGGTTATTGAAAGTGGAACAGACGGCATCTGGACCTATAGAAAGTGGAGCGACGGTACGGCTGAATGTTGGGCAAAAATTAGTGAAGGTAGTATTACTTGGAGTAATTTATGGACTTATGCTTATTATTCTGGACAAATAGCTCGAAGTTTTCCTACTAATTTATTTCAAGAAACTCCTATTATTACGACTTCAGCAGAATCAAATGCGGGATTAAATTATATTACTATTATTACAGCAGGTACTTCGAAATCTCAAATACAATATTATATAACCTCTTCAAAAAATGAAACAAGGGTTTGCTATACACACATATATGCTATAGGTAAATGGGCCACTTTTGATCCATCTTCCTCAACTCTTGACATAACTGGTTTTTCTCAACGACAAATGACAAAAGCAGAGATTAGAGCTTTAATTGAAGGAAGTGGAAATATATATAAAGACAATGACACTTGGATTCCAAGCGATTTAACATAGGAGATTAAAATGGCTGTTTCAAAAATGTTAACTCGGAACGATTTACAAAACGTTCTTGCACATATAAATTTAGGTGATGATGCGCATAGAGAGATTACGCAAGCTGAGTTTGATGCATTAACCGATGAAGAGAAAGATGATGGTACTATTTATTTTATAACTGATGGTGTTTCAAAAAATATTTTTTTGGACGATAATACGCCAGTTGGAGCAATCATGCCATACGGAGGAGATAACGATCCTGCATATTGGCTAATTTGTGATGGCCGCGCGGTAAGTCGTACAGCTTATGCAGAGTTGTTTGCAGTTATTGGAACAACTTATGGTATGGGAGATGGAAGTACGACGTTTAATATCCCAGATTTGAGAGGTAGAGTTGCTGTTGGTCATAATACAACTTATGGACTTGGCACGAATGGTGGAGAAGCGGTTCATACTTTAAATAAAAATGAGATTCCAAATTATGATATTGGTTTTATGGCAACAGTAGTGCCAGGAAATCATACTCAATGGAATAATGGCGGTATTATAGGAGCAGGAGGAGCAACAGGAGCTAGTCAAGGAAAGTCAGGTACAATATATATGGCAGGAACTGTCAATACACAGCCACAATATGGATGGCAAGTAAAATCTAATGGTGGTGGACAAGCTCATAATAATATGCAGCCTTACCTTGTAACAAATTATATAATAAAAACCTCCTCTGCCGCACAAAAAGAACAAACAAACATCGACCTCTTCTATCCAATCGGTTCATGTTATGAAACAACAGATTCAGAATTCGACCCTTCGATACGTTGGGGAGGAGTTTGGGAAAGACGAAATGGTACTATTATCACTACATATTCAAGTTCTACAATTAGTGATATCATAACCCCTGGTTCAAATGTGACTATTTCACAGGCAGTTTTTATTCGTCAGGGGCCAATTGGACAATTATATATAAACTGGTCTAATAAAACAGCTATTAGTGCAAATGCAGATGGTAATATTACTAATGTACGAGTTGGTACTTTATTGGAGCAAGCGAAACCATTAACAGTTACAACTGCAACTTCTTATGGAGATAATGGTGGTCCTGCATTTTACTATTTAGGAGCTGATGGAAGTATAGATTTAGGTGCTATTGGAGGAACCGGAGCAGCAAGAACTATGGCGACTGGTTGGGCTTGGCAACTAGGTACTACTTATATATTAAAAAATTCAGAACCTTCAACATTTTTGTGGCATCGCATTGCTTAGGAGGGACACATGCCTTATATATATAAAAGTGGATTACAATTTGGAATAAATGAAACAAACATATACGGCGGCGCAAGCTACGTAGAACTTACACAAGTAGAATATGATGCGTTGTCTGATGCAGAAAAGCATAATGGACAAATTTATTTTATAACTGATGGAAATTATGATTTTTTAATTGTAAATGATTCTGTACCAGTTGGTTCAATTCAAGCCTATGGAGGTATGAGCGCGCCAACCAATTGGTTAATTTGTGATGGAAGCGCAGTTAGTAGGACAGATTATAAAGAATTATTTCAAATAATTGGAGTATCTTTTGGAGAAGGAGACGGGGTTGCTACTTTTAACTTGCCAGACTTTAGAGGTAGAGTTCTTACAGGGGCAGGTTCTTTAAATTCTATTGATTATGAGTTGGGACAACAAAAATCTGCAGGATTACCTAATATTACTGGAAGTAAAAAATTAGGTTGGTCAGATAGTAGTGGTGGTGGTACTATTATGCAATCTGATTCGAATATGGGAGCTTTTGGAATAGCTTCTTCTACAACGGCTCATTTTGCTAAAGGAACTGGTTCAGGTACTTATAATAATATACTTACTTTTAATGCCTCTAATTCTAATTCAATCTATGGAAATTCAACAACTGTACAACCAAATACTACAGTCGCAAATTATATAATTAAAGCTAAAAATCCATCAATTACCTCTGGTCAACAGCTTCAAGCAATGGAATTGTTCTATCCAATTGGAAGCTATTTTGAAACCAGTGATTCTACGTTTGATCCGAATGTAGAGTGGGGCGGAGAGTGGAGTTGCCAAATACCACAAGAGGTTTTAATTAATAGTAGGTCTGTAACTGTAAACGCGAGTCAAAACTATAATTTGTGTACGATTACTTTAGAACCTAATACTGAATATATGATTTATACCAATGTTAAAACTAATAATGGTAGTTCGCTAACTCTTCTTAATGCAGTTGATATTAGTGGTACTGTTAAAAGTCAACATGGTGCTGAAACTCGAGTAACAACTTCAAGTGGTCAGGGCGTAGCAAATTGGCATTATGTATATACAGATAATAATACTGCTACTGCTACTTTAAGATGTTATGGATATTATACAACAAGTCATATAGAAGAAGGTCGAATAATTGCTATTCCTATTAATCGAACATTAAATTATAAATGGCATCGTACCGCCTAGGAGGAGTTTATGAGTAAAATAATTTATAACGACCGCGCCTATGGTGAAATAATCGGAGGTGGCGGCGCAGGTGGTCTAGGCGGTGGTATTGAGTTAACTCAAGCTGAATATGATGCCTTAGACCAATCTGAAAAAGATAAAGATATAATATATTTTATAACCGATGGAAATCCAGAAGGAATGGTTGTAAATGATTCTGTTCCAATCGGTTCAATTCAAGCTTATGCAGGTGCGAATCCACCAGGAAATTGGTTAATTTGTGCTGGACAAGCTGTAAGTAGAACAAAATATCAGAAGTTGTTTAGTGTAATAGGGACTACTTATGGAGAAGGTGATGGAGAAACAACATTTAATTTACCAAATTTACAAGGTAGAGTAGCTATAGGTAGAAGTGAGGATTACGAACTTGGCGCAAATGGAGGCGAAGAAGCTCATCTATTAACTGCAGCGCAAAGTGGAACACAAGAACATTTACATACATATAGTAAATCAGCTACTACTACTGGTAGTCATACTTTAACTACTAGTGAAATACCTTCACATCAACATAAAATTACATTAGTAAATCAAGGTTCATTAGATTATGGAATTAATTTTACATATGGAACTACAGCAAAAGGAGGTATGTTTGGTGGTGGCTATAGTGAATCTGTTGGAGGGGGTAGTGGCCATACTCATGGAATTACTTTGACTTCTACAAACACAGGAACTTCTTCTTCAGATGCGAGTGAAGCGCACAATAATATGCAACCATACCTCGTAATCAACTACATAATTAAAGCACTTGATTCTTCAATAATTGAAACTGAAAAACCAAATTTTCTTGACCTCTTCTATCCAGTAGG